AAAAGGTTCGATCTTTGAATTGAATGGATTTATGTGCCTGAATGAGTGTTTCGATTTCTTCATCTTTGTCTAAACTTTCTAAAAACTCGAGTGAACTTGTGTGTGTATTGACCCACACTTTCTTTCCTTGTTGTGTTTTCACCCGCATTTGATAGACCATCGCCAAGGGATAGTCGTGAATTTGTTTGTAAAAGTCTAAGTCTTGTTTCAGTTGTTCATATTCAGAGAGCAGTTGTTTGTATTCCATGACACAAGGTCTATTATAATATAGAATGTATTCTTTTTCAAATTTTATCTACCTACTACTATAGATGTCTCTTGGTTACGATCCTGTTTTGTTGGAAGATGTTCCGATCGATGATTGGATTCAGGCGTCCCCTGATAATATTGTAGTCGTGTTACCCTCGAAACGCAACTTGTTATTGAAAAAGAGTTACTTTTTGGTTCCCAAAATAAGTGATATCTATGTCGAATGTCACATTGAAGGGGAAGCTTTGATGCTCCAAAAAACAAACCAATCCAAATTGTACCGTAATATTGGATATTATTCAGGAAGGTATGCTATGATAGATGATAAACAATGGATTCGTTCTCTCAAAAAAAACAAAAACAAGTATGAATTAGAATTTGATACATCCACTCCCAATGCACATTACATCAATCAAGAAACTTTGTTACTTACACAAATAGGTTTGTACAAATCAAAAGGAGAGAATAAAGTGAATAAAACACGACAATTCAAACGGAATATTCCTGTCAAAGACGATGTGTATTTCAATGAATTAGTTTCGAATGCGTTGTATCAATATTCGTCTATATGGTACAAACCGATCAATGGTTATTTACGTTTAGGTGATGATTATTGGGAATCCAATGATTTCAAAGTACGATTACCTCCGTTAGGTACATCTAAACACGAGGTGATTCAAAGTGTGAAAAGAAAAATCCAAAAAATCGATCAATGCTTTATGGAACTTGCTCCTCGAAACGAATCAGATACACGAATCTTTTATCGAGGAATGAGACAAGTTTATCCCAATATGACCGATGAAGGAGATGATGTGATCCTTCGCAATTTCTTGTCTGTGTCAGATTCGTTTCAACAAGCCGTGAAATTTATCCATCGAGAGAAACGGTGTTGTATTTATAAACTAGTAGTTGACAAAGGAATACCCTATATTAATATGATCACAAACACAAAGTATGTTCAAGAAAAAGAAACCTTATTACCACGAAATTTGGTTATGACATTAACTGGTTATGAAACAATTCGTACAACTACAAACAAAACGATCACGGTCCGTATAGTCAAAGTATCCAAAATGAGACCCGGGCAATTCAAACAAAACACCGGATGTTCTTCTTATCCACGCATGACTATCAAAGCGGTAGATTCAATCAAATCTACAAAACAAACTGTATCCAAAAAGAAGACAAAGAAAAAAGAAACAGTTCCCGTATTGAAACAAGTCCCAGTGAATGTAGAAGCGAATTTACAAGTAGCAACCCCTGTAAAACTACCCAAAAAACCGAGATGTCCCAATGGATCTCGACGAAACAAACAAACTGGATTGTGTATGGACAAACAAGGGAATGTTGTTGTAGAAACAAACGTTCCGCCGAAAGTTCCACCCTTGGTTGAACCTAAAAAGAAGCGGTGTCCCAAGGGTACTCGAAGAAATAAACAAACAGGGAACTGTGAACCTAAAAAGTAAGAAGATCAAATGTAAAACTCTTGTATTTCACAATTAAAAAATAATATCTATAGATATAGATGAAGTTTATGTTAGAACATGCGATTATTTTGATTTTGGCGGTTGCCTTGATTTACTATGTAATTCAACATAGAAACGTACTCACAGACTTGTTTCGTATACCTGACAGAGATCACCCTGAGTTGAAAGCGGTGAAAGAGAAACATGACTTTTTTTGCTTTGTGCATTGTTGTAAATCTCCTTGCAACTACTATTGATGAAGTTACACTTTGAGAAACTTACTCACAGACTTGTCAAGTATACCCGACAGAGGTCACCCCGAATTGAAATCGGTGAAAGACAAACATTCATGGTGTTGGAAAACAGGTGATGATGGAAAACCTCATAATACATGTGGGGTTTTGCGAACTGGTTTGACAAGTTACTTAATTAATAAACAAAATAGTATTTATATGTATCCTATCGATGTTTCAAGGGTACTCGAAGAAATAAACAAACAGGGAACTGTGAACCTAAAAAATTAATTTGAAAACAACTTAAACACAATTGTACAAAATTACCTAGACTATTTGTTACATTACACGTGACCTATATTTATATACATCGTTTATTTACAATGAGTTTGTTTCTAACGTACACCCCTCAAACGATTCGAGATTTTCCTTTAGTCGTTCAAAGCAAAGATGGAGTCATACACATGTGTAGTCAATGGATGACACCTTCGTTACCTGATTCCTACACTACAATGACAGATTGTGAGAAAGTTCTCGCAAAACAATCGTTGGATGAAGAAAAAGTCGATTTATGGAAACAAGACTATTATCGTTTACAAGTATCCACGGATCAAGATACATTCATATACAAAGGTGAAGAGTATGATGTCTTGGAGTGGAAAATGAAAGACACGCAAGGCACAACTCCATGGGATCAAACGGGAATTGATCATGAAGATTATGAATTGGCGGAATATGTGGGATTGTTAGAACCCACAGAAACTCCAGAATTGCAAGATGAAATTGATTTTCAAAAAATGATTGATTATGAAGAAACCTTTTGGGAAGATATGGAACAAGACTATGAAGAGTTTCAGTTGTGTTCGAGTGGAGCGGTTCGCAACTGTGAAGTGATCCAACCAAAAAAAGTATATGAGGATGTTCCTGTGAGAGTAGAATACATTCAAAAAGACTTTGCGATTGGGTCCATTGAAGGTGTCAGTTGTGTGTTTATTCCTACCAAATTGTTTCAAGGATGGGAACAACCTGAACTCAGTGATGAACTTGCTTACTTGAATTTGGATCAACCCATTACAAAACAAGAGATCACTTTGGTTCGAGGAAAAGTTACCGTGGGACAGATGATCAGTATGAATTTGATCTACAAACCTCGAGGGAAAAACATATGGAAAGCAATCTATATGAATCCAAAATGCGAACCGTTTGTCAAATCTAAATTTGTGTGTCGTGGCTATTCCGAAATGTATGATATCGAAATTCCAAAACAAATGATTGGAAAAATGATAGGTAAGGGTGGTAAATACATCCACCGAATCAGAAAAGATATGGTATACAATTATCCTGAATTGAAACGAGACTTTCAAAGTGTGGATACAGAGCATCAAAACGATCATGGATGGAAATCTGACTATGAACCCAAATACATTGAAGATACCTACTTTCCCAAAATGGATATCCAACAAGGATCAGAGACAACTCATGTCAAACTCTTTTACAAAATTCAAGACTATGATAACTCGGACGGTTCTACCATTCGACTGTGTCCCTTACAAGACGTAGTCAAAAAACTCTATTGTTAATTACATATACATTACTCTCTATCTCTCTATTTATAAAATCCATCGTATGGATTTTTTTCTCTGTATAATTTGATATTTTTATTTAATACTAAGTATATATAGTATTGATAGATTATGAAGGTACTTCAGGATATCCAAGATTACCTACGTACTTCTATAGACAAACCCAATCTAGAATTAGAGTATATCTATGGAGAGTCGTATCGGGATACCTTATCTAGAGATACCTTTTTGAGATTGTTATCGTATCTGAAAATAAATTATACCTTTGTTGATGAATCAAATACGTTGGATATTCGCAAAGAAACCATATCCAGAGGGAAACGTCGAATGTCAACGATTCGCTGTACAATCGAAGGTATTCATAACATTCAATCGTATTGCAAAACTGAAACAATGAAAGAAGAACTCTATATTCAAAAATCAAATGTACCGGACAAACCCGTCCTTCTCGATTCAGAGTACAATTATAGAATTCAATTGAAACGAGAAGAACCGTTACGAAAAGACCATCCTGATGTAAAGTCGTTTCTAGTGGATTTGTCTCAATCTAACAAACATTATCGATACAAAAAACGGTATAGTTTCAATACAAGTGACAATTTATTTCGTGTTGATGTGACGGTTGTGAAATCTTCTCCTTACAATCCGACTTTGAAACGATATGATTTGAAACGTACGTTTCGTGAATCAAATTTGTTGAAACAACCCGAATCGTATGAACTCGAAGTAGAATATCTTGGAACGAATACGCCTCAAGGAATCAAACAATTAGTTTATTTTCAAAATCAAGTGGAACCGGAAGTAGGAACAAAATTTCAACCGTTAGATCCAAGTAAGAGTTATCAAGAGACATCAAAAGATACAACGGAAGATGTTCAAACAATTGTCGGTGAATATGTGATCATCAAAGATGATTTCTTGCAAACACTCGATAAATCGTTGGCAAAACAACTTCGTGGGAAACCGGTTGGTTATGTTATGGATCTGATGGTGATTGGTGAGTTAACGTATGCCATGATTGACATACCAGATAATGAACAATTGATTGTACCGATTACAGAAGTGTACAATGAAAGTTGGGATTCGGGGAACACTGTATCAGAATTCAAACCTAACGTCACGTCAAAATTACTGGAAGAAATTCAATCTAGATTCAATGATACTGTATTTGATTTACTTTGTCAGATACAACAAACGAAAGTGATTTTATCCAAATCTACAACAGAACAAATTGTCAAGGATTATGCGAAACTAACGGGACAAGCGAAACGGAAACGACCTGCGTTCATGGCGCCTCAACCAGTCACTTTGACGATGTTTCATTTAGATTCTCAAAATCCCATTCATATTTTGAATGAGTATGCAGTTACAGAAAAAGCAGATGGTCAACGGTATTTACTTTACATCCACAAATCGAAACGAGGCTATTTACTCGATACAAAACTGGGTGTCATCGATACGGGTTGTGAATTTCCCGAATGTAACGGTGAATGGATACTTGACGGAGAATACATTCGTAGTGATAAAAGAGGAAATCCTATTCAATTGTATATGATATTTGATATCTATTATGCAGAAAAAACAATCGAATCCTATCCTTACAAATTACCTTTTTGGAGTGATCAGGGTAAGTCACGCGAACAATTGTTGACTCTGTTTCAAACAGACTATGTATCCAAAAAGAAAGTCATTGTTCCAGATTTTCAACCTCTTCGTATCTTCCAAAAAGTGTATGAATATACACCCTCTTCGTCTTCCTCGATACTACTTCATTCGAAACGAATTTTACAAAAGCAAGAATTAGGTGGATTTGAATATGAAATCGATGGATTGATTTATTTGCCCTTACGTTTACCTGTGAAAGGTGAATCCGATGGAACCATTCAAGGGACAATTCAAGGAGCTTGGAATCACAATTTCAAATGGAAACCTCCAGAAGAAAATACCATTGATTTCCGTGTGATCACAGTCAAAGATACAACGAAAAAGTACATACGTGACAAGCAATATCCTATTCGGGTTGAAGATGGAGAAGGTAATTCTACGGTTGAGTATTACAAAACAGTGAAATTAGTCGTAAGTTATGATGCTGTCAAGGATCCCACCTTAAATTATCCTTTAATGATTGTAGACAATACAAAACGTCAGGATATTTCAGAAATTCAATTTCAACCACCGGATGCCGAGGTAAACTACGGTGTCAGTAAGATACGATTAGTGGATGGAAAAATGATATGTGAAAAAGATAAACGAGAATTCAGAGATACGGATATTGTAGAAATGAGATATGAAGAATCTGAAGATGGATTTCAATGGGTTCCGTTACGAGTTCGTTCAGATAAAACAAGTCCTCAATGGTTTTTAGCTGCGAACAATGTATGGTGTACCATTCAAACTCCCGTATCTAAGGATATGATTTCTGGAAACATCAATTTAGATACAATTCATGATCATTTACCTGATTCGATAGAAACTTGTTTGTACTATGTCAATGAAACAGACCGAAAAACATCAGATTCTCTTCGTAAATTTCATAATTTCATCAAATACTGTTTGATCACGGGAATCTGTTATGGAAAACAAGTATCTATCATGGATACATCGATTGGTCGAGGCGGAGATATTCGTAAATACATTCAAAAACACTTTCATTGTGACTTCTTGTTTGGATTAGATTTGAATTCAGTGAATGAAGCAAGTCGAAGATATTACTATATGAATCACAAAAAAAGAAACGCGGTATTTATACGATACAACACTGCCAAAAACATTGTAGACAAAGAAGGTTATCTGAATCAACAACCTGAGTTTTCAGAACAAGACATTGTTCATTCAGAATCTATGATCAATATCTTGTATGGAATGGGATCAGAGATTCCCAAAACATACAAACCGATTCGTCAAAGATACAACAAACTCGCATTGAAAAAGTTTGATGTACTCTCTTGTCAATTTTCCCTCCATTACTATTTTGAATCTGTCGACACATTCAATGGATTCTTGTCGAATATCAAAGACAATGTGAAACGAGGAGGATATTTCATTGGTACATGTTATGATGGACAACGTTTGTTTGATGCACTGGAAATCAATCCAACTTTACGATACCAAGATGATTTTGGAAATTTAGTGTATCAAATCGACAAACGCTATGATATAACATCTTTCGAAGAGTCTTTGTTTGGAAACAAAATTGATGTTTACATGGATTCGATTGGAGATACGTATTCTGAATATTTAGTGAATTTCAAAGAATTTGTCAAGATAATGAAAGACAATGGATTTGAACTCACAAAACCAACCTTTCGCAAAGATTTTGATTTATTTGAAGGTCCTTTGAATGGATTTGATACAATTTTACGAAAACTACCTTCCTTAACTTCAAACAAAGAATTCAATCACTACTATCAAGAAAGTTTACGATTAATGGATCAAGAGGAATTGTCGTTTATAAGTTCTCTAAACAATTATTTTATATTTCAACGGGTCTAAATATATCTAAACAAAAAATATTAGTTGTAGTTATAGATATGTTAAAATTACTTTGTGGATGGTTATCTTTTGTAACAGTCAATGCTATTCCTATTCGAAGCCTTCAAATGGTGGGCATGATTCAAGACAGTCACGGGTGTGTGACAGATGGAGGCTATCAATGGTGTGAAACAACCCAATCCTGTGAAAGACCTTGGCTAACTCCCTGTGTCGACTCTTGTTCTACTCAACCCTGTTTGAATGGAGGAAGTTGTCACAGTCAACCGTCTGGATATAC